ATGTTCAAGGTAATCGCAACTGATGTCGTCATCTCTAAGGGATATGACGGCGCCCCGGCTCTCAAATTCTCCGAAAACGGGGAGAGTGTCCGGTTCCGCATCGGCAAAAAGGTGTACGACACCCGCGCCGAAAACAACACCCGATGGGTAAACCTCTCTGTAAAAGCCTTTGGCCCGGTATGTGAGCGCATCAAAAAGATGCAGCTTAAAGAGAGCTCGTTCATCAATATTCTCGGCCGCCTGGACGAGGATGTTTGGGAGGACAGCACGACGCATGAAAAAAGGAGCGCCATGGTGGTCATTCTGGATGAGATTGAGTATTGCTCCTCCGGCGGCGGAAAGCAGAGGACCGAGGAAGCTGGGGAACAGCCCAGAGCGGCTGCCGCACCCGCAAAGTCTGCCTCCAACGGAGAGATGCCCGGTAATTTCACCGGCTTTGAACCCTTCGGCGGCGTAAATTCGTTCTTCGACGAATAATCAATCGAAGAACTACAAATGGATCGAGCGCATTAAAACGCACATGAGTATCTATGTGGACTCATGTGCGTTTTTTGCGTTCAGAAAGGACAATATATGCAAAACAAAGAATTCAAGCGCCACATCGCCTATGAGGTTTTGACCATACTGGGGACATTGGCTCTGCTGCTGTTTGTTTGCAGGCTTTGGCCGATTCTCTTATTGGTGATACTCGGTATTTTTATCGCCGCCATGCGACTGCTCTTTCTCTCTGCCAGAAAAGTGGAGAATATCCCGCCTCTGCTTCCGGCTGCTCGCCCGGAACCTACGGATCAGGATATCCGGGACATGGCGTTCGGCTCAATGCAGCGGCGGATTACAGAGCTGGTCACGGCCGATTTCCCCAACGCCAGATGGGTATGGAAGACGCCTAATGCCATGCGCAATATTGCGACAGGCAACGAGGTGCGAATCCTGCTCAACCATGCCGGCGGATACCGTGAAGCGATCGTTGTGATTCGCGGCCTTCAAGTGTGCAGCCTGACCTACCCGCACGCGGAAGAAGTCAAGATGCCGGAAACGGAAAATGATGAGACGGGCACAGAGGAAAACGAGGATGACACTCCGCAGAAGGTCGATCCCCCGGAGAATTATGAGTATCTGGCTTTTGAATGGGTGGACGCCCATGTTATGGAACTCAATGAGAGGTGCAACGAAAGCATCGCGCAAGGGCTATCCATGCTGGAAATAACGGCGGCAGAACTGCCTGCACGAGAAAGCTGGCCGGACATCTGCCGGGAGCTGGAACGAAACGGCATGGAGAACTGCTGCTGTACAGATACCGGTATTACCATTGATTTCACGCAGTGACACTGCAGAAAGGAATGACGCGATATGAGCGTATCAATCAACAATCTGTTCAACTACTCCCGTTCGCTGCCCGTCCCCTTTGATACCATGACAAATAAGAAGGTCAAGGTGGCATCCATGTACGGGGCAAAGACGGAATCAACGCTATGTGGTTCTGTGATCAAGGCAGTCCACGCCATGTGCCGGTGCATGAACGGCACCGGAGAAGGTGCGGTCGGCCAGATCGATACAAACAAAAGCGTGGCGGAGTATAAATCCTCCGTCGGTCCGGATGCCTATCATCTTGTGGTGTTCGATGCAGCCTCCGGCAGCGCTTTGGCAAGCGTTTATGACAAAAACACTGAGCTCATCGAGCAGTACGTGGCGCATCCGAGCCAGCGGGACGGCGCGGCAATCTTCTTTGCCCTAATGCCGTTCCTGATGTCAGATGCGGAGTTCGATGAAACCTTTCAGGAGTACTACGACCAGTTCATTGCCGGATACCCGGATATGGCAAAGGCGACCGAAAGCATGGCAATCCTCTGCGACAATGCCTACCGCAGAATCAAGGACGATACCTGCCCGGCACATATCAATATCACAGTGGACAAGTCCGGAAACCTGATGCGGGTCTCTCAAGGTCAGCTGGATTCCGGATCCTTTGTGCCCACCAGCGTCACAGCCGGAGAATTCACGATCTTTGCCAAGACCGGACCGGCCGTTATCAAAAAAGCCGGCGTCGTGGTGGAGCATACGGATTTCGTCGGCAAGTATCCCCTGACGCCGGGACGCACCTTGAGCGCGTTGGAGCTGAGCCTGATTCCGAAACTCCCGGAATGGTATATCATTCCGCCGGAAGTGGTGGATATTTGCAAGCATGCGCAGAAAACCACCGGGCGGCCCATGCAGATGCGAAACTTCCTATTGCGCGGGCCTGCCGGTACCGGCAAGACCATGGGCGCAAAAGCCATTGCCGCCGGACTGGGGCTGCCATACATGAAGTATACCTGCTCTGCCAACACAGAAATATTTGATTTCACCGGCATGATCTTCCCTGAAACGGACGCAGTGTCCACCGGTAGCTCGGAGCTTGACCGTGAGCGCGAGATCCTCAAGTCCATGGGAGGTATCAGCTATGCCAATGTAGCAAAGCTTCTGCGCCTTCCGGACTTGGATGATATGGACTACGATCCTGCCGGCGTCTATCAGGCTCTGACAGGCGTGGAAAATCTGGCGGCTACCGTGCAGGACTGCATGAGCGTTGTGCTGGAAAAGGTCACGGAAAAGGTACAGGCTCTTAGCAAGCGTGCTGAAAACCGTCAAAGCTCCGGCCAGAACTATACTTATGTGGAGACGGATTTTGTGAAAGCGTTAAAACATGGGTATTTAGTCGAGGTTCAGGAGCCGTCCACGATCATTCAGCCGGGTGTGTTGGTGGGCCTTAACTCTCTTCTGGAGCAGGAGGGGTCTATCACTCTTCCGACCGGCGAGATCATTCGCAGGCATCCTGATACGGTCGTCATTGTGACGACCAATGTCAGTTACGAAGGTTGTCGGCAGATGAACCAGTCGGTGGTGGACAGAATGAGTCTGGTCAAGGACATTGAACTGCCGGAGCCCGAGGTTATGGTACAGCGAGCCATGGCCGTGACCGGATGTGCCGACGAATACCTGGTATCCCAGATGGTGCAGGTGGTCAACGACATGGCCGATTACTGCCGCAAAAACAGTATCACCGACGGTGCCTGCGGAATGCGCAGCCTGATCGATTGGGTCATCAGTGCAGAGATCTCCGGCGACCCTTATCTGTCGGCAAAGTATACGGTCATCAGCAAAGCCACTGCCGACGAGGAAGACCGGGAAGCCCTGATTACAACCATTCTGGATCCTATGTTTGCCCCAAAGCGGAAGCGAACATCGGCATAAGTCCGGAAGAAAGGAGGACGACTCTATATGGCAAGAGTGAATCATAAGCGGGTTAAACAGCTGCTCAATGAAAAACGCAGCAGAATCACAGACCGGCAATTCTTCACGTCCCGCATCCTTGCGGGACATTTTGAAGATATGGCCATGGCACAGACGCGGCGGTATAAATACAACCGCCGCATCCATGTGGCCATCAGCTGGAGTCCGAAGTCCGGTGAAGTGGCATGCACCAATAACCTGTCGGTGCTGATCAATGCGGGGCATAGGCTGGTGACCCAAAACAGAGGGCGGGAGAACCGCTATGAGATCGTTTGCGGACTGTTTGCCCACGAACTTGGGCATTGCCTATACACGGACTTTCTTGCGGGCCAGACCTACAACAACTACCTCAGCCGGGAGAAATGGTACCCGGAGCCGCCTGTTTACAAGCTGCCCAAAGACACTGTAAGCGAACGAGCGCTGTGGGAGTATGTAAGGCTGGAGCCGCGGAACAATGAGATGCTTCGCTATGTCGCGCACCATATTTCCAATGTCATTGAGGACGCCTATATCGAAAATCGGATACTCGCTCAATTCCGCGGCACGCTGGGCAACTGCCTGGAAGCGTTACGGGAGCAGCAGTATGAGAGCATTCCGACGGTAACGGAGCTTATCGAGAAAGAGGATGACGGGAACTGCCATATCTTTGAGAGCATCCTGCAGATCATGCTGTCGTATGTGAAGTTCGGTGAAATCAAGTACGGAGATGCTCCCCTCAGCGATGAGCGCATTCAGGTCGTGTTCAAACTGATTCACGATCTGGACGCCGCCATTGTCAATCCCTCCGGAAAAGAACGGCTCAAGGTCGTCAATCTCATACTGGTTCGCTGCTGGGACTATATCGAGGATTTCCTGGAGATCTGCAAAAAGCGCCAGGAGGAGGCCAAGGCGTCCGGTTCCACAGAGTCGCTGGCCGAGACCATCGCGCAGATTCTGCAGGCAATGGCCGGAAGCTCTGTGTCCGGCGAGGGCAGCAGCACACCGATCCCCGAAGTGGGTGCGGTCTGTGTGGCAGCCGGAGCTGGGAAACGGGCGCAGACGGCAGCTCAGGCAGAAAAAAGCGAGTCTGAAGGAAGCAGCGGCTCTGAAGAGCCCGAGCCCCAGACTGACCCCGAATCCGAGCGTTCTTCTGCCGGGATCTCCCAGACCGAAAATCCGGCGGAAGAAGGCGCAATTCCCGGAGATATGGAAGGCGCTTCCGGTGGGAAGCAGGCAGTATCAGCGGAAGAAGACGGACGCATCCCCTATCAGCAGACAGATCGTGTTTCCGAAGGCAGCGGAGGGGCGACCAAGCACAACGATGCATATGAGCGTGAACGCTATGACCATGCAGCGGAGGACATTGAGCGCCTGCTGGACAAGATGGCGGAGAAGGCCGCCTGCGAGCAGCTGGAGAATGAACGGACTCGGGAACTCAACGATGTGGCCCAGAGCATCTCCTATGGAGATGTCCATACCGGTGTTGATATCTGTGTGAACCGGATATCCACCGTTGATGAGGAGCTTGTAGAGCAGTATAACGCCATTTCCGGGCCATTGCTGGATATCTCACGGCAGCTGCAGAAAAGCCTCTTGCAGCAGCTGAAGGATAAACAGCGCGGCGGCAAGCAGACCGGTCTCATGATGGGGCGACGGCTGGATGCCCACGCCCTCTGCCGGAACGATGGGAAGGTTTTTTATAAAAATGCCCTGCCCAATGAAATTCCACAGATGTCCGTAGGGCTTTTGCTGGACGAATCAGGCAGCATGTGCTCCTGCGACCGCTGCACCTACGCCAGGTCTTCGGCTATCATTCTATATGACTTCTGCAAGGCGCTGCATATCCCTGTCACCGTTTACGGTCATTCCACCAGCGGCAGCAGTGTGGAGCTGTATTCCTATGCAGAGTTCGAAAGCATCGATAACGATGATAAATACCGCCTGATGGACATTGCCGCCCGTGGCAGCAATCGCGACGGCGCCGCGCTTCGTTTTGTGGCGGAGCAGCTGGTTAAACGGCCGGAGGAGGTAAAAATCCTGATTCTTGTATCCGATGGTCAACCGGCAGCGCCCGGTTACTACGGCAGTGCCGCCGAGGAAGATCTCCGCGGCATCAAGCAGGAGTACCGGCGCAAGGGAGTATTGTTCATTGCGGCCGCTATCGGGGAGGACAAACAGAACATCGAGCGAATCTATGGTGATTCCTTTATGGACATCACAGATCTGAATCAACTGCCCGTAAAACTGACCGCAGCGGTCAAGCGACATATGCGGGTCTAACGGGGATATTGCAATTCACAACGACGGGCAGCGGATTCTTTTCCTGCTGCCCGTTAATCTTACAACAGGAAAGGAATCAAAAAAATGAGTCATTTTGTAACATTGGTCAATTTTTATATGCCCAAACTGGAGGAAAACTGCGAGGAAAACATGCGTTATGCGGAACAGATCGCAGAAGTCAAAGAAAAGCTGGCGCAGGATCCGGAGAGTTTTGCTTTGCGGTTTCTTTTGAAACGACTTCAAAGCAAGGCCAGCACTCTGGAACGTTCGGCTGAGTGCGAGATTGATGAGCTGATGGCCCCATTCTGTGAAGGAACGGATGACCCGGCCTATCTGGAGTTTGAGGATCGAACCGATGACCTGCGGCGGGATTATGAGACCGACAAAATCAACTGTGTCCGTTTTCCGGACGGAACTGTCGTTCCGGAGTACAGCCGGCTGGTGTGCGAAAAATATCTCATCAAAGATGGCAAGGTGTTTCAGAAAAAGGCCGGACACCTCGGCCATGAGAAGCGCACGAAGAAAGCGAAAAAGATGCGCGCATTTATGGGATATCCGGTGAAGAAGCTCTATCCCAGTCTGAGGCAGTATGCGGAGGACTACTGCGGTTATACCTATGACAGCAAGAACAATGCGTATGGGTATTACTGCAATCCGAATACCTTCTGGGATTGGTATTCCATTGGTGGCCGCTGGCCGTTCCAATTCCTTGTCCGTGACACAGCGGAACGAATTAACGGTGAGCGCTCATGGGGCAACGAAGATGCTGTATGTGAAGCGCCCGAAGGCTATATATGGGTCTGCGGCGCAAGAAAAAGGGATATTGCATGGGAACTCATGAAGGAATGGGAGCTGCAGCACGCCAAAAAGCGATTTGAGCTTCTTGCAGAGACATTTCGTTCCGGCAAGGCTCCGGAAGGCAGCTTCTGGAAGATCACGGAGGATGGAATTATCTCTTTCGTAACGCAGATCTATTTCAAGAATGAAAGCGAGGAGGCCTACCTCCGCCGCAACGGACTCGCACCGGATCAGCGCATGGTGCCCGACGCCTATTCCTTCCTTCAGGACGGAGACTGGCACTCCAAGGGAGATATGGGCTGGTGGGGCATCAGCAGCAACGACAAGAAGCCGGATGCATGGCGGCAGATGTTGGCAGACTACATAGACAGCATTCCTGACGATCATTTCATTGTCGGGATTGACTGCCATATCTAAGATAGGAGGAGCGAAAAATGATTTTGAACAGAACTGGCGCTGAATTTGAGTATGAAGGCGTCACATACACGATTGGCGGAGCCATTGTGGGCACCGCTGAGAGTGAATACGCAGGGCTTTATGGCCGAATAAACGCCATTCATGATGGCGAGGATAAGGAGACCGAAAACGAAACGCCTGACATCTATTGTGAGTTTGACCCTCCGGTCATGCCGCATGAGGTCAAGACGCTGGAGGATACCTTCTCTGATCTGTATCACCAGCCAAAGACCATTGCTGATATCGTACTGGACATGGTTATCATGGCGCCCGAAATGATTCGTCCGTTGGATGATCTTCGTTCTATGCGTAAACGCGTCAATGTTTTTCTTGTGATGGAAGACTGGGCTGTGGATGGCGAGCACGGAAATGATTGCGAGGCGTTCTCGGACTATGACGATGCAAAGCGTATTATGACAAATCGTATTCGAGAAGAATTGGAGGACGGAAGTGTTCCGTCTTGGAGAGAATCAAGCATCTTCGCAGAGAATTCTTCGATGGACTTCTACGAAGCATATCTTAACGGCGAGTATATGGAAAATCACTACAAAATCATGATTGTCCGGCAGCCGCTGATGATGTCCAGTAGGTATATTCGGGAGGTTGGAGGAGTGTATAAGGCGCAATGCCAAACCGAAGACTTTATATCGCAAATCGAACAATGGGATGAAGTTGCAGCATTGAGTGACGCACAGTATCAGAGACTCATTACAAACCCGATGATTCCTGAGTGCATCGAACGCCATCTCGGGCGCAATGACCACTATTGGGAAGCGTATTGGGAAAGTGTATCTGAGGCTGCTCATGGTTTGGTCAGGCAAGCATCAAAGCAGCCGGACTGTTTCACACCAGAAGCAGAAAATCCATACCCGCTTTGCATTGGCTCGGGCAAATCAGAGTGCGATGATTGCTGCCTGTATATGCATATGAAAGGAGAAGGCGGCTATGAGTGCTGAAAACAGGCTCACCTCCATCGTCTCGTATCCAGAGCGCGGAACTGGCGGCAACAATCGCTATCGCGGCAACTGTTCACCCAAGCTAATTGAGGATCTGATCGGGTTTTTCAAGCCGGCCGAGATCTGCGACTACATGTGCGGCAGCGGCACGACGCAGGATGCCGCTCATACCATGGGAATCATTAGCCATTGCTACGATCTGCACAGCGGATTCGATCTCATCAATTGCGAGATACCGGAGCGTCCTGAGTTTGTGTTCTGGCATCCGCCGTATTGGGATATGATTACATTTTCAGACGTGATGTACAAGGCTTCGGAGGTGCAGTCAAAATACGGATATGATCCCCGGCAGTTCGACTTATCACGTATCCCCAAATGGGAGGACTTCGTGCGCGTAATGAACTACGCCATGATGAAACAATTTTGCGCTTTGGAGCGTGGCGGCAGGATGGCCGTGCTGGTCGGCGATATCAAGAAGAAAGGGCAGCTTTACAGCATGCTCTTTGAATTGATCAAGCCGGGCACATTGGAAAATGTCATCATAAAAGCACAGCACAATTGCTTTTCAAATCAAACACAGTACAGTGGGCATTTCATCCCCATACTGCATGAGTATCTACTGATTATCAAGAAAGATGCGCCCTTGGTGTATCCGCTCCTGATAACGGAGCCTGTACAAAAGGATATCCGCGATATGAACGGCGCTACCTGGCGGGATGTGGTTGCAGCAGTGCTGGAAACCTGCCAATCCCCTGTATCGCTTGCATACATTTATGAGCAAGTCGAGCCATATACCAAGGCGAGGAAAAATCAGTGGTGGAAAGAGAAGGTTCGCCAAACCCTGCAATGCAGTCCGCAGCTCTTCGTGAATACAGGACGCGGGATGTGGGCGTTGAACCGTTCCGCATAGTTTGCCTTTCGAGGGATGCCGCATCTGCGGCATCCCTCTTTCCTTTCAGCTTTTATGGCCTTTTCGTTTGACTATGGATTGACTGTCGGCCGCTGCTCTGGTATAATCATCATGTAAGTATCAGAGTTTAGCCACAGCTAAGCAGAGTTTAACCGAGTTGCGAAGTGTCATTTGTGCATTGCACGAATGGCACTTTTTTGTTTCCGGCCAATTCCATAGTGGCATAAGCCAGCAGTCCGATCATGGGTTGCTGGTTTTTGTTATATCACGGCGAATACCGCCAAAAAAACGAAAGGAGAACACAAAAATGTTACAACCATGCCAGGACAACTACTCCACGACCTTTGCTTCCTACGAGGGGATGCGCCGGTACCATGAGAAGGAATCGCTGGAAAGCCGATGGCACAGATGCAGGGTCAATGAACTGCATATTGAGCCGCTGGATAAGGCGTCGCCTCTTTATGGAACTCCGTCCGCATTCGCTGCGGGAATCAGCGCTGAGTCCGTTGAGGACACGGCGGAAAACCTCGGTCTTGCCATGCGGGTAGATGGTTCTTACTATCCCGTCCGCAGCACGGCCTACAAAAGCCTGTTGGACAGAGCGAAAATCAGTGGATCGGCCTTGCCGAAGCTGAGCCGCCAAAGATTGGCGTCGGTGCTTAACGATTGCCTGGAGCTGTATTCTTCGGAGACGCTCCTGCTTATCCGAGATGAAAAAATCTCGGCAGCACACTCCGGCGATTCCATGGATTATTCCGTGCTGCCGATCGATGAACTGCTGAAGGTTCTGACCAAAAAGCTGGACGACCGTTTCCCCGGCAGCATGTTTCAGGGCGGTTATCGCGATCATTCGCTCTCCAGTGCCTCATGGACTATGCCCGGGCAAAAGGAAGACCTGCTCGGCGCCTATGCCAAGCTGCTGGCGTCGCAGGGGAAACCCACACTTGCTGCCAAACTTGTTCCCGCCATCCGCTTTGTTACCTCGGATACCGGCATTGCCTCGGCTAAGGTTTCCGCCATGCTGGAGGGTACGCAGCACCCGATCCATATTGGGAGCTGTATCGCCGTGGACCACAGGCACCAGAGTAAAGTGGAGGACTTTGAAGCGGCTTTGGACCAGCTGTTTGCGCAGTTCGGTGATTCAGTCGCCAGATTACAAAAGCTGTTGGATATCCATCTGAGCTATCCGGTCAATGCGATGACCAGAATCTGCAAAAAGTTGTCTCTGCCGAAGAAAGCTGCTTTGGAAGCAATCGGCATGTTTGAGATGGCCTATGGAGGAGGAACTGCAACCGCCCATGATGTGTTCATGGCTATGCAGGAGATCCCCTATATTCTCAAATCCGACCATGCACCTGAGAGCAAAATGCTCGTTGTGGAGGAGAACATGGCGCGGGCGCTTACGCTGAGGTGGGGCGATTACGACCTTGCGAAGGCGGTGAGCTACTGATGTCCGCTCCGATTATTCTCTGCGACACTGCAGGCATGACCAACGAGCGATGGCTGGAATGCCGCGCCCACGGGCCTAAGGGCACCATTCCATATACGGTGGGAGGCAGCGATGTGGCTGCTATCTTCGGCGTATCGCCGTGGACAACACCGCTGGAGCTATGGATGATCAAAAAGGGCCGGATGAAGGCGCCTGTGAAATCCAATCAGGAGCAGCTGATGATGGGGCATCTTCTGGAACCTATCGCGGCCTATTGGTATCAGCAAAAAACCGGCAATACGGTTTATGACGATACCTATATGTATCAGCACGCAGATCACCCGTGGGCTCTTGCGGACTTTGACCGCCGCTTTACCCGTAAGGAGGACAACGCTCCCGGCATTTTGGAGTGCAAAAGCTGCACCTATCACAAAGCCGGAGATTGGGCTGACGATGCCTATCCCATCTACTATGAGCTGCAGCTTCGCTTCTATCTGGCTGTGGCGGATGTGGAGATTGGCGCGTTTTCTACTATTTGGGGAAACAATCCGGAACATGATCTGGCAATGCCGGCGCTTACCCGTGACCGAGCCAAGGAGGATATGATCTTCCAGCGGCTTGAGGAATGGATTTGGAGCTTAGAGCATGACAAGCCACCTACGATGGCGGATGTCAAGCCAGCACTGGCACTGGAATCCCTGGCGCGCATTTACGGCGCCAGCCAGCCCGGACTCCCCACGATTGAATTCCCTGCAAAGTATGAGAAGGCGCTGCGCCAGATCGCGCTGTTGCAGGGGAAAATCTCCGACTGCAATGCGGAGATCAAAACCTATGAAAGGGAGATCGCTGCACACAGCGTGCGAATCGCAGAATTGATGCAGGCGCATGAGCATGGCGTACTGAGCACGACCGGCGACAAGCTCCTCATCGATTTTGTCACCAAAACAACCAAACGTCCCGACTCGAAACTTCTCAAAGAGAAGTATCCCACCGTGTATGCGGATGTACTCAAGACCAGTGAGAGCCGGAAACTAAAAGTATCGGTTACGCCGACATAAGAAGGGAGAATCAGTAATGCACGACGCAATGAAAGCCTATCACGAAAGCTGGGAGCGCGAGCTTGACCGGCAGTTCCTGAAAAACGACCGCTACCGGAAACGCGCCTATATCTGCTCACCTTTGAGCGGGAGCACGGCGGAAGAAGAACTCAGCAACATCTGGCGTGCTCGGGCATACATGCTTTATGCCTGCACCATGCTGGGATACCTGGCACGCGCCCCCCACGCCTATCTGCCCATGCTCCTGTGTGACCATGTAGCGGCGGAGCGTGCACTGGCTCTGCAATTTGGGCTTCAGCTTTTGGAACAGAGCGAGGTTTTGCTGATCTGCGGGGATCGCATCAGCCGTGGTATGAAGGGCGAAATCCATCATGCCGCCCAGTTGGGAATCCCCATTATCGTATACTGCGAAGACCTCTATTTGGATGTTCGCAAGCTGGCGACACAGGCCGGAGCGGATAAGAAGTTAGTCACAATAGACGAAACGCATCCGGCACTGGCCTCCAACGAGCCGGGAGCAGACCGGTCCTGGGAGGTGCGATGCCTTGCGTAGATTCTATCAGCCGGTAGATCTCCGGTCCCGACAGGAAATGACGCAGTATCTGACCACACATTTTCGATATCCAACATTAAACTCCTGGAACAGATCCACATCGTATGCTTGTAACCTAAAAATCACACACCTTGGGCTCTCGCCCGAGGTGGTGGACAAGCTGTTCGATATGATCCAGACCCAGGAGTTTTTTGATGCCATGGACGAGTGTAAATGGGAATTTGCTGCGAAACACAACTATCTCTGGCAGGCAGGGATGAACGGACGAAGCGGCGGGTATCTGGTTCTCTATCAGGGAGAAAAGCGACCGAGCGGCTACAAGTCCTACTGCACTAACTGCGGACAGAGGAATTACCAGCTTGCTGCCGATGGCAACTGCACCTGCGGTGTCTGCGGAAGACCCACTCGGGTCAATTTCTCGCAGACCCACATGCAGGTGGTAACTTATCCGGGGCGCGGCACTGACGACGGCGAGGATTTCGAGGACTGGAGCATGCACGCGCTTCGTGAACGCGTAAAACTCGTGCAGGAGCTGGATCAACTGGCAGACCGTATGGTTGAGCTGGCGCTCCGGCTTACAAGAGAAGCACAGGTCATTGAAGAGGAGTATTTTCTTCCACAGACCCGCAAGGTGCTGGTCACGACCCTATAACAGAAAGGAGCAGATTTATGTTGAAAGTTGGAGATAAACTGATCTGCAAAACAGAAGGACAGCCGGAAACGGAATTCTGCATTCGTGGCGAGGTCAAAAAGGTCGAAGGAGACATTGTGACCATCAGCCGCGCGCTTAAATTCGGAACGCTGCCCATGCACAAGGACCTGACGCTGCCGGAGAGCGAGCTGCTGAAATACTACACGCCATTGGACAATCAAGCGACCGATGACTGCCCCGTTAACGGGTCTATCTATGAGGTCACGATCGTCCGCACAGGTGTCGTGTTCGTAAGAGCAGCTACCTCGGCTGCGGCTATGGATCTTGCAGACCATCTCACAACCGATCATGTCAACTGGTCAGACGACTGGAGCCCCACCAATGCCGAAGAACGCAGTGACTACGACGGCATGGTCTTTGAGGAGCCTGACTTTGACTGATTACCCGATTTCAAAAGGAAAGGAGAATCGATCTTGATATGTCAATTCAAAAGGCTGATCTACCCGAAAGCCGTTACGGCTGGTGATGCCAGCTACATGATCGCCCTGTACCGACCTTGTGAGAAGGTCATGGATGCGGCGGGGAATGTGGTTTCTGAGATCAAGGCGGTGGGTTATTGCCTGCCGACGGCAGATAATCTGCGCTATGATATGCGCGGACGTTGGAGCCGGAGCGCCAAGCATGGCATCCAATTTGAAGTCGAGGGCTTCGACGAAGTGATTGTACCCAGCAAGGAAGGCGTCATCGCTTACCTGTGCTCCGGGCAGATCAAGGGTATCGGCCCTAAAACCGCGGAAAAGATTTATGCCATGTTTGGGCAGAACACGCTGACCGTGCTGGATCATGAGCCGGAACAACTGCTTGCCGTGTCGGGCATCAGCAAAACAAAGCTCAAAAAGATTTGTGACTCCTATCTTGCCTCCCGCGGCGCACGCGATGTGGTTGCCTTTCTGGCGCCACATGGTGTAACGCCTAACAGGGCGGTCAAGCTGTACAAGCAGTACGGAGAGCATACCATGGACATCGTCCGAAATCACCCTTACCGTCTGTGTGAGATGGTGGGCATCGGCTTTAAGACGGCTGACCGTATTGCTGTCAGCATGGGCTTTGACCCTCTTTCGCCGGAACGTGTGGATGAGGGGCTGATATTCACGCTGACCGATGCAGAGCTGAAAGGGCATCTGTGTATGGAAAAGCACAGCTTTCTCAAGCAATGTCTGAAGCTGCTGGATACCGAAGGGCTGACGGAAGAGATGCTGGCGGTACGTGCTTCAAGAATGCTTGAGTCCGGCCGCTTGGCCTCCTACGACAGGCAGGTATACCGCGCAGTCACAGCGCGAACGGAACAGAGCCTTGCGTGGGCCGTTTACAGAATGCTTACTTATGAGAAAGCGGGGTCTCACGTCAACATTGATACGGAGATCTCCGCAGAAGAAAAAAAGCAGGGTATACAGTTGGCTTCCGAACAGCGGCACGCAGTTACGACAGCCCTGACATCACAGCTCAGTGTGATTACCGGCGGACCCGGTACCGGCAAGACGCTGATCCAGCGATTCCTGCTGGATATCTATCGCAGAAAAAACCGCGGAGCAAAAATTATCTGCTGTGCGCCTACAGGACGCGCAGCCCGCAGGATGGAGCAATCGACCGGGTTCCCGGCCACTACCATTCACAAAGCGCTTGGGCTTCTGGCCGGTGAGGATGGCGACTACTGTGAACCGGAGATGCTGGATGCGGATCTGATTGTAGTGGATGAGGTGTCCATGATGGATATCTATCTTGCCAACCATCTGTTCCGCTCCGTACCGCACGGCAGTCAGCTTGTGCTGATTGGCGATGCGGATCAGCTTCCCTCTGTCGGGCCCGGCGCCGTGCTGAGCGAGATCATCGCCTGCGGCGCTGTACCGGTAGTGCGGCTGGATCGCATATTCCGGCAGAGTTATGGTAGCCGTATCGCCGCTAATGCAAAGCTCATCCGACACGGAAATCTTAGCTTGGAATACGGCGAGGATTTCCATTTCTATGACTCCTGCGACATGAGTACTTCCGCACAGCAGATCGAGACACTGTATCTACAGGAAACCGCCAAATACGGTGTTGACAATGTGGCGCTTCTGACCCCGTACCGCCAAAAGACGGAGACGGGCGTGAATGCGCTGAACGAGCGTCTTCGGGAAAAGCTCAATCCGCAGGACGGGAAAAAGCCGGAGGTTGTATACAGAAAGCGGATATACCGTTTGGGAGACAAGGTCATGCAGATAAAAAACTGCGAGGACATCAGCAATGGCGATATCGGTTATATCACTTCCGTCACCCGCGATGACACCGACAGCGTGCTGACCGTTGATTTCGGCGATGGCCGAATTGCCGAGTATGACGGCAGCGACCTTGAAATGCTGGATCTGGCCTACGCCTCCACCATCCACAAGTCCCAGGGCAGCGAATATAAGTCTGTCATCATCAACCTGCAGTGCGCCCATGCGGTCATGCTGGTGCGTCCGCTTGTTTATACGGCAATTACACGCGCAAAGGAGCGCGTGCTGATCGTAGGAGAGCGGAGAGCGTTATGCATTGCCATCAAGCGTACAGATACGGAACAGCGCGGGACGATGCTCTCGGCGCGAATCAAAGAGCTAATCTCAAATGTGAAAGGAGATCATTACAATGGCAACTTGGCTCAGTGAGTACAAGAACTTGAAAAACGAGATGGAAAAGCAGATCGGTGCAGGACATGCCTCCCTGGAGCAGCTGATGCTGTATCAGGAGCTGCTGTATCGTATTGAGGTGCTTTATGCAAGTCAGGTATTCTGCCAGACGGCACCGGTCACGACGGATGTAGCCGTTCTGTCCGGCCATTACCAGCTGGTAGACGCCTATATCCAGTGCCTGACCAAGGAACGGCGGCTGGGACAGCCTGCAGATCAGAATCTGAAGGCCAAGCGCCAGACGGCGTCCGAGACCCTTGACAAGGTCGTTCTGGATTGCCGGAAGCGGTTTTCCAGCTTCACCCCAACAGATCAGAACCAGTATCGCAAGGGTGTAAGCAGCCTGATCAACACCGTTTTACCGGTTTGGCTGAAGCTGCGCAACACCTACATCAACATCAGTAAATAAGAGGAGGGCTTTATCATGAGTCAGAACAACTCGAATGCCAAAACAGCTATGCTGGCAAAGCTGGACAGCATCCACAAGGTGGAGGGCTTTGACCCTTCCCCGTTTGCCGTGGATTATACGGATCTCAATACGCAGGAGACGCGAAAGCGTCTTCCTGTCATGATCCAAATGGCATGGTTCCGCCTGAAATACCCTGAAGGCCGTATCGCCATCCAGGTGTCGCCCGGCAAGGATTGTTTTGTGGCAACGGCGCGCATCTATCCCAGCTACAAGGACCCGGTTGACTGCTATCTCGCAGAGGCTACAGCGTCAAGGGGGCCGGATGCCTCCAAGCCATCTGTGTCACCGCGGGAATGGGCGCAGACGGCAGCGGTAGGCATTGCACTAAGAAACGCAGGCTTTGGGCTTCAGTTCTCAGCGGCCGGCGACGATTTCGCCGACATGGCTCCAGACGAACTGCCTGTCGGCGAGATGGACACGAGCCGAGAGTCGCCGGCTATGGAGCAGCCTGGACAGGCAGAGATTGAGCCGGCATACGAACCGGCAGTTCTAACGGAGGAGCAGAGATTGGAGCAGGCTTTCCAGAAGCCGTGCCCCATCAAAAAGTACAGCGGCAAGACGCTTGGCGAGGTGTTAGCGATGAATCCAAACGCGATTGCATGGGTGGCCAATAAATACAAAGACAATCAGGAGCTGTCTGATGCGGCGAGGCTGATTTGTGAACATGCCATGCAGCAGGCATCCGTGTGATGCGGATATCATCACGGGGGACGGATATTCCGTCCCCCGGAAAGGAGGCTGTATGGACATCTTTCATATGTCAGACATCATTCCGCTGATTGGGCTTCCATACCCGCCATACGGAAGAAGCAACTACAATGTGCCCTGCCCGTGTTGTGATGACGAGCCGCACGCAAAACATCTCAACATCAATCTGCAGAAGGATGTATTTCGCTGTCCGCGCTGTGGGTTTTCCGGCGGCATTTTCGATCTGTATGCATACTATACGGGGATTGCCCGCGAGGAGGTCCGTGATGCTCTGATTGCACGCTTGGATGTGCAGGGCAGTATACCGAAGCCGGAGCACATTCCTGTGCCCGTGGTTGCAGAAGTCCCACCGACAGATATTGCATCACGAAGCGACACCTATACCGGGCTTCTGTCCAAGCTGACGCTGGCCTCCGACCATCGGCAGAACCTGCGAAACCGGGGCCTATCAGATGAGGAGATCGACAGGCTTGGGTACCGTACCACTCCGGTGGTGGGGATGCAAACCATTGCAAGGCAGCTTCAATCCAGCGGATATTATCTGTCCGGTGTACCCGGCTTTTACCGAAAAGACGGGAAATGGTCCTTTGCCTGTGAGAGCCGCGGTATTCTGATTCCGGTGCGAGACAGCAAAGGCCGTATTCAAGGCATGCAGATTCGCCGGGATAATGCGGCGCGGCGCAAATTTCGCTGGGTATCCAGCACTGGCCGCACAGACGGCTGTAAGGCGGAGGGTTGGGTACATATTGCGGGGGAACCGCGCGCTATGGTGCTGCTCACAGAGGGCCCCATGAAAGCGGATGTCATCCATTACCTGACAGGACAGACAGTGCTCGCAGTTGCGGGGGTAAATACATTGACCCAATTGGAGCTTATCCTGCCGCAGCTGCACGAGCAAGGTGTAGAACGTATCATGACTGCATTCGACATGGATTTCATGGAGAACCCCCATGTGCAAGGCGGATACAGGACGCTGGTCTCACTGCTTTCGGATGCAGGCTTTCGCTATGGCACCTATCTGTGGGATCCCCGCTACAAAGGTCTTGATGATTATGTTTGGGAGCACTGCTTCCAGCGGCAATTATCTTAGTGAAAAAGGACGGTTCAGCTTCGGCTGTACCGTCCTTTTCTCGTTCCTGCGTTATCGCATATTTAATGTTCCAACAGAAAGTCTATAATGTTCTTTTGACGGATCCCGCCACGATTGACCCGCAGCAGCGTATCCGTGGACAGGACAAGTTTTTCGTAGTTATCCGAGATCGCCTCCAGCGGCGCAAATTCCCGATCCGTATTTTCCGGCGTAAGAATATAGCAGACTTGGATATAGAGACGGTCGTCAGCCCGGTTTGCAACAAAGTCAACCTCGGCCACATCCTGCTTTCCGATGTTGACGGAGAACCCTCTGCGCATCAGCTCCAGGAATACAGTGTTCTCCAGAACGCCGGCAATATCATTGTCCCGGTAGCCAATAACGGCGTGGCGCAGACCTAAATCGGAGAGATAGTATTTTTCCTGCGTCTCCAGTATCCGCTTTCCCTTGATGTCAAAGCGGACGACCTTGTGGATCAGGAAGGCGCTTTCCAATGCCTTCAGATAATTGTAGACGGTTTCCGTGCTTAGCTTTCGCCCCTGGCTTTTTAAAAAATCAGAGATTGTTTTTGCGGAAAAAGTGTTTCCGATGTTGTCCATGAGATAAAGGACAATACTCTCCAGTAACGCCGTATCGCGTATCCGGTTTCGTGCAATCACATCCTTCAGCAGAACGGAATTATAGATGTCATGAAGGTATTGCATGACGCGATCTTCATCCCATTTCAGCTGATGGATGCCGGGCAGTCCCCCAAAACGGAGAAAGTTAGCAAACTGTTCCCGCTTCGAGAGCTTTGCCTCGTCCTCATTCTCTGCTGCGAATGCCAGATATTCATCAAAATCCAGCGGATAGACCTGTATCTCCACATACCGCCCAGCCAACAGCGTGGCGAGTTCCCCGGAGAGGAGCTTTGCGTTTGAGCCTGTTACATAGATATCGCAGTCAAGATCTACGCGGAGGGAATTTATGACCTGCTCCCAAGTGTTCACTTCTTGGATTTCATCGAGAAGGACGTAGATCCGTCCTTCTGTCTGTCCAGCGATTTTGATGATCTCTGCGTACAGCGCCTTATAGTCCCTGAGTGCCTCATAGCGCAAGGATTCAAAGTTGATGAAAATGATGTTCTTCCTGTCAACACCGCGGTCGAGCAGCTCCTGACGCGTAAGCTCCAAGAGAGCACTTTTGCCGCTCCGCCGCATTCCTGTTATGATTTTAATCACAGGCTTATCCATAAAATCACGGATCAGCCGCATATATCGTTCACGCACGATCATGGCAGGTCACCTCCGGAGTTTTCTTTTATCATAGCACAAGCAGCTGGAAATATCAATAGTTTCTTTTATGGAAGAAATGATGTAAATGCGTCGAATCGTGTTCTTCCAAGAGAGAAACAGAGACTTTTTCCCCACGGAGAGCCAGAAGCCTGATCCTTCGTTTCGCGCGTATTTATTGACTCAATGCGTATTTCTGCTGTAAATACGCATGCTAAACCGTGTAATTAGATAAACTAAAATGGGAGGTACTCTTATGTTGATCGCCATTGATCATGGAAATTATGCCGTTAAAACCCCGCATTTCTCTTTCATTTCCGGGCTGACAGAACACACCGTAAAACCGCCTATGGCAGAGGAGGTTTTGGAGTACAACGGGAAATACTGGTCGCTCACCGGGCAGCGCTTGCCCTATATGAGAGACAAGACCAGAGATGATCGATACTTTATCCTGTCGCTCTTTGCCATTGCTAAGGAGCTTTCCGCTGCCGGTGCCAATACGGCGTTTGAGCAGATCGACCTTGCGGTTGGCTTGCCGCCGGAACACTACGGGATGTTGAGAGAACGCTTCGCGCAGTATTTCAGGCGGTTTGGAACAGTGAATTTTGCTTACAACAACCGTCCTATGAGCATTGTGATCCGAAATGTCTTTGTGTATCCGCAGGCGTATGCCGCTGTTGTTCCTCAAAGCGGACAGCTATTGAAAACGCTGCGGATGTTTATCGTGGATATCGGCGGATATACTACCGATGTGCTTCTCCTTCGCAACGGAAAGCCGGATCTGCAATTCTGCCGCAGTTTAGAGAGCGGAGTCATCACCATGAACAATGATATCATTGGCAAAATCAGCGCGCAGCACGACATGCGCATTGAAGACGAGCATATCTGTGCAGTGCTGCAGGGGCAGGAAACGATACTGCCAGATGAGGTAAAAAAGGCGATTCGTGATGCGGCTCAGCTGCACGCAAAAGATATTTTGGGCAAGCTGCGTGAGCTTCAGGTGGATTTGCGTACCAATCCCGCCATCTTTATTGGAGGCGGAAGCGTCCTGTTCAGACCGTTGATTGAGCATACCCCGCTTGTGGCGAAGGCTACCTTCATCGAGGATCCAAAGGCAAACGCGATCGGTTATGAGATGCTTGCGCGAGGACAGATGGCCATGCGCACGGTACAATAATGAGGGTTCCGTTGTGAAGCGGGATGGGAAATACCGTTTTTCGCTGCAGTTCGGTTCGGAAACGCGAGAACAGGTGCAGGCAGGAGAGCTTTTAGAGCGTCTTGGAAACCGAAAAAGCGCAGTTGTCATAGCCGCACTGAATGCATATATTGCTGCACATCCCGAGCTTGCTGAACCTGCGCCGGTAAGTGTTAAAATTGACGGCGGGATAAGGCGTGAGGCGCTTGAGCAAATGATTCGATCCATTATTGACGAGCGAATCGCAAACGGTCAGTTGCTTGCCGGAGGCGTTGAAACACCATCTATACAAATGCAGGAAGATTTGAACGTGGACATTGCGGCAATGATCAGTAATCTGGAGTTGTTTGATGGTTGACTTTTAAGAACTTACAAAACTGTGAATCTACTTTTCTGTTGTTTTGATGAATACAAAACCACTTCAAAGCGTAAATACGCATTATTAAGGTGGATAATGGATTTATAGTAACTTCAACAGCACGCCTCTTTTTTGTAAAATAATAATATAGAAGGAGACGATGCTGGTGGACAAAGTAGCTCTTGGAAGACGCATAAAAGCGATGCGTCAGAACCTTGGAATGACGCAGGAGGAGTTCGCTGAACGGCTGAATTGCACGAACAGCCACCTCGGCAAAATCGAAAATGGCAAGGGCGGGATCAGCATTGAGCTGCTGGTTTCAGTGGCAAACATGCTGCACACCACAGTGGATCAGCTTTTGTTGGATTCCTATGACTATAAGGAACAGGTCATCATGCGCGACCTTTATGAGCGCATTGATAAATTCCCTGTGAAAACAAAGATACTCACCTGCGATCTGCTGAGGCAGTTGGTTGACATCATCGAAAAAGCTCATGACGAGCATTGAGTTGTGAATGCCTTTCCCTGGAGTCAGCGATTCCTGCTTAGCAGGCACTAGGTCAACACAAATGAATATTCTGCACCGTACAGTCTATATCTGCACGGTCAACGAGAGCGAAAGGCTGTCCGGTTCTTACTGGGCAGCTTTGCGTTTTATCTGGGGAGGTATCATCCAAATAGGAGGTGAACACTATGATGAACGGTGATAGAAAGGAAGGAATCTGCAGACTGAATGTAGACGGTAATGGCTGCGATTATTTGCGCATTCTGAGCGATTTGGAAACCAAACTGCGCAACAATACGAACCCAAAGGAAAAAATCGAACTGGCACTGCAGGGAGCACTTATGTTTTACGGCGCTGACAGAGCGTATGTCATTGAAGTGGACGATAAGTTGGGTATCGGAGTCAATACATATGAGTGCTGTGCCCCTGGAATAGCGCCCGAAATTGACAATCTCCAATTTATGCCGTTCGAAATGTTTCCGCGCTGGCTTTGCTCACTAAAGAGCGATACGCCAATCATTATTACGGATTTGGAGCAGATTAAAACTGAATTCCTGGAAGAATACAGATACTTGGAGAAACGGAGTGTGAATTCGCTTCTAGCGGTTCCGTTTCAAAAAAGACTCAATGCCGGTTTTCTCGGCGTGGATAATCCGAAACGCAATGTGGAAGATCCGGGTTTTTTACGACTTGTTATCCTTTGCATCGTTGTAGAGCTAAATGAAATACTGCTGCAGGAGTGGAGAGAACGGCGCTATGCGAGTATAAAACAACCAACAATCATTCAGGCAAATCTGTTTGGGAAACTGGAAATCATTTCTGCAACCGATGTTTTAAAAGATGATTCATTTACAAATGAGTCTGGATATGTGCTCCTGACATTTCTGCTCTTAAACCGCAAAAGAGAACATCCTCTGCGGCTGCTTACAGACGTCATATGGGAAAGTACAGACATGGGAAATCCGTACAATTCGATTAAGAATGTCGTATACCGCCTTCGCAAGACGCTTGCCTGCATAGGGCTCCGCGATTTGATTCAGGCGTCGCACGGGACATTTACGTTAAACCCTAATTACACGATTTTTACTGATGTTGAGCGCTTCGACGATGCATGCAAACGGATCGATAATTCTTCCGACCCGGCGATTTTACAGGCGCTGTATGAGAGCATTATAGGACTCTACCGCGGAAGTCTCCTTCCGCGGTACGACTTTTACCACTGGCTAATGCCCAAAACGCTGTATTACCAAAACAAGTTTCTGCACTACATGAAACGGTATCTCTCTATGCTTTATAGAGAAAAGAACTACCTTCGCGTACAGGAACTATCCATGGATTTGCTGTCCATCGATATGTATGAGTCGGAAGTCCATTACTATCTCATAAAAGCAATGCTTATGTCCGGCAGCAAGGCTCTGTCACAGATTTATTTCAGGCAGGCAGAGCCGTATCTCACAGATGAGCATATGCAGGAAGTGAAGACGCTTTTTACATCATGCAGAACATGAACTGCGGCTTTTATCCGTTTTTGTGACCGTAGTTGAGATTATTTTGAGACTTTTCTGCCTGCAAACAAGCAGGTCCTTTCACCGCAGAAATATGACTTCAGAGGTGGAGCTGTTGAGCCCCGCCAAGTACCCATCCGTTTCGTACAGTTTATAAAAACTGTCAACGGGTGGGTGTTTTTATGGGCAGACAACCCTCGCTTATACAGGGAGGAGGTGGTTTTGATGCGTTGATGCGCTACTATTCCGCTCAAATTCCTGATTTAACCCCATATTTTACAGAACATAGCATGCCATCGTGGCGTGTTTTGATCTCTTTTGCCGGGGTGGCATGCGCCAAAGGAGGCGTAAAAAATGTCACCCATGGACGGAAGGGATGAACTGCGTGGCCGGTTCACAAGATGGATCGTCATAACTGCAGAACATGCACAGAAGAACTATCTGCGTGCTGAAAAAAAGCAATTACAAACCGTACCCCTTGAAGAAGCTGATGTTGCAATTGTGGATACGGCGCTATTATCTGCTGGTGTTACGCCGGATAGCTTTGATTTCGAGGAACAGCGTTTGGCTGAGGCGTTCCGGGAACTTCCGCTGATGCGCAGACGTATACTGGAAATGCTTTTTGTCGAAGAGCTTACACCATCTGAAATTGCAGCAAAGCTCCACTGCTCTGTACAGCATGTATACAACCAGCGCTCCCTTGCAATAAAGCGTTTAAGAGAGCGCCTTATAAAGGAGCGAAAAAATGACCGATAATGAATTTAGACTACTTCTGGAAGCTGCTGTATGCGGAGACCGGGAAGCGTTGGATTCCCTGCTTGCTCTATATATGCCTCTGATTAACCGGCTGAGCAGTTATGCCGGCAATCTCGACGAGGATTGTAGGCAATACATTATGCTGCATATTGTTCTGCATATTTCGGAGTTCAGAATTTAGCCAAAGGCTCCGGTGATTTGCCGGAGCCTTAAATTTTTTCTCAGAGCATTAGATTTTGCGTTTTTCGAGTGTTTTTACTATATGAAGGCAATCCCGTTTTCAATGAACCTTGAAAATCGCATAGCGGCGCCCTCTCGTTCCTCTGGCGGCAAGCGGCTATCCATTTGGTTTGGCAGGCCAAAGCCAAGAGCACATAAATACGGACGGCAACCGTATGCGCGATGATCCGCCAGGGGCAATAATGATACTTTCGTAATTCGCGGCCCGGCCATAATGAAGGCGGGGGGATGAGACTTCCATGGACCCGTTCGCCACGGGCGGAGGGTGACTGCATCGTTTGAAGGAATAAAACCTATTCAATTGGTCAAAAATGGAGTTAGAGTTTAGGAAAGGAGTTCCTGTTGTGGATAGTTTAAGGATAAACGAAAGGTTGGAACAGCTTCGAGCCGTGGATGTCCGTTCCATAGATAAAAACGACTTGATCGACCTGAATCAGGTTACGATTGATGAAACAAGACCTGTTCCGGAGCGAGTAGCTGAATTCATGCGCCAAATACAGAATCCCTACTGTTTTCGGATAGGGGATGTTGTGATAAAGGTTGTGTACAAGGAAAACGGACCATCGTTTCAGCAGAATATGATCGATATGCTGCAAACGGTATGAGGTCTGGAAAGTTATGGTTTTCGGCAAAACCGGTAGACTTATCAGCTGCAACATGTTAAAATAAACAAGGATTCAGTCTGATACTCATCCGGAGATAATTGTCGGTGAACCTGACAAGTATATCAAAGGAGTGAGATTATGTCAGAGCTTACGAACTATAACGCCGCTATATATGTACGCCTCTCCAAAGAAGACGAAGATGCTTCTGACGGAAGAAAAAACGAAAGCAACAGCATTACCAATCAGAAACAGCTCATTCTCGATTATTTACAGGATAAACCCGAAATAAATATTGTATCCGTTCGTATAGACGATGGATATACTGGGACTAACTATGACCGACCTGCGTTCCAGCTTATGATGAATGACATCAAGGCTGGGACGGTCAATTGCGTCGTTGTGAAGGATTTGTCCCGCTTCGGCCGAGAGTACATCAATGCCGGAAAGTATATCGACCGTCTTTTTCCTTTTTACGGCGTACGCTTGATAGCGATCAACGACAACATTGACACGGTGACGCGCGATTACGCAGATGATTTCAGCATCACGCTAAAAAACCTGATGAACGACAACTATTGCCGCGATATTTCCATGAAAATTCGGAGTCAATTTCAGGTTCGGCGTAAAAACGGAGAATATCTCGGCGCCTTTGCCCCCTATGGTTATATGAAATCCGAAGATGACCATACTAAATTGGAGATCGACCCCTATGCTGCAGGCGTCATTCAGGATATTTTTCGTTGGAAAATTGAAGGAATGAGCCAAGCGGCAATCGCTAAACGCCTGACAGAGCAAAGAGTTCTGGCGCCACTAGAATATAAGAGAAGCATGGGAAGCAGGCTCAAGTGCAGCTTTCAGAAGCATGCAAAAGTCGAATGGACCGCTGTCGGCGTAGGACGTATATTGTCAAACCGTGTGTATACAGGGACGATGATACAGGGCGTTCGCACAAGGCCGAATTACAAAATCAAAACAGTGGTTGTAAACCCGCCGGAGAAATGGGTCGTGGTTGAGCAAGCGTTTGAGGCAATTGTCAGTGAGAAAACGTTTGACCTTGTTCAACGCTTGCTGAAGATGGATACGCGTGTCTCTCCCGGGAAAAACGTTGTGTTTCCCCTTGCAGGGATGCTTTTCTGCGCAGATTGCGGAAGCCCCATGGTTCGCCGGACGATTACCGCTTCCGCAGCGAATAAGCAAATATGCTATGCTTGCAGCACTTATAAAAACAGTGGAGCTTGCACAAGTCATGCGATTCCGGAACAGCAGCTTCTGGATGCGGTGCTTGCGTTGCTGCAGAAGCATATCTCCATGGTTGTTCAGATGGATGAGTGCTTAAAGGCGATCCAGGACGCGCCGCTTCAGCATATCCGCGCACGCAAGGCTCAGGAGCGAATGGAAAAAGCTGAGATGGAAGAAGTAAAGTACAGGAAGCTGAAAGCTTCTTTATATGAAGACTTCAAGGAGGATATTATCCCGAAAGAGGATTTTCTTGAAATACGGGCACAGTACGATTCTAAAATCACGGATGCGCTGATCGCGAAAGAACAGGTTCAGCGTGAACTCAATTTGGAACTTGACAAATCGGGCCGACGGAGCCAATGGATTCAAGACCTGATTGCCCATCAAAATATTCCATCGCTTACAAGAGCTGTTGCTGTTGAATGCATGGAACAGATCCGCGTGTATGAAGACAAGACCTTGGAGATTGAGTTTGCGCATGCGCAGGACTATGCCGAGATGTTGGCACAGGTTCAGGAAAGCTACAGCAATGTTGCGGATAGCGATAAGGCGGTGGTTTGAAATGGCAAGAACGAGCAGAAAAAACAAAGTGGCTCCGGTGAAATCACCCCCTACACCAAAGTCGGAATATTCTGCGGCTTTGTATGCCCGTATCTCGGTTGAAGATGAACGAAAAAGAGAAGCTGACACCATTGGCAACCAAATTCAGCTTCTTCGGGATTTTGCAGGCGAGGATCCGGATATCAGCGTATTTGATGTGTATTGCGATGACGATGTATCCGGGACGGATTTTCAACGCCCGGAGTTTTCCCGCATGATGAACGATATCCGGGACGGGAAAGTAAATTGCGTCATTGTAAAAGACCTGTCGCGCCTTGGCCGAAATCATCTTGAGTCCGGCGAGTTTATTGAGATGGTATTCCCGTATCTGAATGTGCGCTTCATTTCTATTACGGATAGATTCGATTCGCTATATAAGCAGGCAGATATTTCTGTGCAGATAAAGAACCTTCTAAATGAACGTTACGCAAAAGATGTGTCAAAGAAGATATGCTCCGTGATGGAATCCATGCAGAAGCAGGGGAAATACGTGGGCAGCAAGGCGCCGTATGGGTATTTAAGGGATCCGATGGATAAACATCATCTTGTCATAGACCCTGAAGCAGCGCCCATCGTAAGGGAACTGTTTGAGATGGTTGCCGAGGGCTGCACTCTGCATTATGCAGCCGTCACAATGAATGATAGAGGAATTCCTTCCCCCGGTCGTCATAATTTCAACCTCGGTCTGGTAAAGAGTGATAAATTCAAGAATTCTCTCTGGTATCAACAGACCGTGAGAAAAATCCTGATTGACAGGACATATCTCGGATGGACAATCGGCGGGAAATACCGCTCAGACTTCTATAGCTCGGGGGAGAAAAAAAGCAAGGCAGTCCCCAAAGAAGATTGGATCATTACAAAGGGCACTCACGAGCCAATCGTTTCGGAAGGGCTCTTTGATTGCGTGCAAAAATATTTCGATGATCTAAAGCACACGGCAGGAGCAGCGACAAAGTACAACTGTAAAAGCAAGCAGGCGAGTATTTTTAAGGGACACCTGCGCTGCGGGGAATGCGGGAAGGCAATGTTTCTGCGTGCCAAGAAGAACAATGGAAAGACGACATGGTGGTATTACTGTACTCTGCATGAAAACTACAATTCGTCCTACTGCCCCAAAAAGGCGGTGAAGAAAGAAGAACTGGAATCGTCCGTTCTACGCTTGATAAAAGTTCAAATGCAGCTGTTTACCGATGCACAGGCAATCGTTGCATCCTTAAATCAACGAGAGAAAAATAAAAGCCGATATAGAATTTTTCAAGAGCAGATTCGAAGTGTTATGGCAAGGATAGACCTGTACGGTGAGCGGAAAGCCACGCTCTACAGGAGCTTCAAAGAAGGCATCCTTTCCGAGCAGGAATATATCGCTGAAGCGAATGCGTGCGCAACCAAGGCGGATGAGCTTAGGATTTTTGCCCATGAGCTTGAAAAAGAGGCGCAGAAGTATTCTCCCGAGTATAAAGGGAGTATCTACTGGACGGAGCTCATCAAAGAGTATGGCAATCGCACAGAGCTGGACGCTGCAATGGTGGACGCCCTAATTGACGAGGTAGTACTGTTCAACGACGGTCACTATGAAGTGAAGCTGAAGTATCGGGACGAAATGGAAGAGCTTCTCCTCAATGCGGCTCTTTGGCAGAAGGAGGCACAGCGCTATGCCTGAAAAGACGCTTGCCATGTATATTCGCCTTTCTGTCGAAGACGGAGATCTTCGCTCATCAACGGATAAGAGCGAGAGCAACAGTGTTACCAATCAGCGGAAGATCCTTCAAAGCTATATCGAGCAGACTCATGATCTGCTCTCTTATCGCATTACGGAATTCTGTGATGACGGTTATAGCGGAACCAGCTTTGAGCGACCGAATTTCAAGCGCATGATGGAACTGGTTCGCAGAGGAGATCTCCATTGCATTATTGTGAAGGATCTATCCCGCTTCGGCCGTGAGTATTTGGAGGTAGGAGCGTACCTCGAATTGATTCTTCCGCTCTTTGGCACGAGGTTTATTTCGGTCGGCGATGCCTTTGACAGCAATGATTACATCGGAACGACCGGAGGCATGGAACTTGCACTGAGAAACCTTGTAAATGGGATGTACAGCAAGGATCTTTCCCTGAAAATCCGAAGTGCCGTAAAAACCCGCAACCGTAGAGGCTTGTACTGGGGTGGTCAAGCCTTCTATGGCTATCGGTTGGATCCATCGGACAAGCACAAGCTTTTAGTGGATGAGGATGTCCGTACAACGATAGAAAGAATCTTTGAATGGTGCATTGAAGGTTTGAGTACGATGGAAATTGCTAAACGTCTCAATGCACGAAAGATACCATCCCCGGCGGAGCATAAAAGGCAGAACGGAGAGCGCTACAACGGGCGGGTTCTTGAAAGCGAACCGCTGTGGCTTGGCGGAACGGTTCGAAAGATTCTGAACGATGAAAGATATACCGGGAAGATGATAAGCGGAACCAGAGAAACTGTGGGTATTCGCTCGAATAAAATGCGAAGCCTCCCGAGAGAGGATTGGATCGTTGTTGAGGGAACGCATGAGGCTATCATTTCGCCTGAAACCTATCAGCAGGCGATCAGTGCGCTGAAATCGCGGATACGGACTGTAAATAACAACACTGCCGGAAACCGTTCACAAAATCTGTTTGTCTGTGGGTACTGCGGCCGAAAACTGCAGCGCTCTCACGGGAAACAGGTTCATCTGTTCTGTGTGCGGGCGCGTTTTGAGCATAGCCCCGGATGTGAATCCTTGCATGAGAATGTTGACGCATTGCAGGCCAATGCGCTGCAGGTGGTAAAGCTGCATGCCAAATTGCTGCTTTCAAAATCAGATTATATCAAAAATCTGGACAGCTCCAAGCGTGAGCAGATAAAGAGCCAGATCCGCATTGCTGATATGAGGTTGGGGCACATCAACAGCACAAAGGGATTTCTATATGAGGAGTACCGTGCAGGCAAATACACCAAAGACCGGTTCAAAGAGATCCAGCAAACGAATCAGATGGAATGTGAACGATTGCAGATCCAAATCAAGGATCTGAGGAAGGAACTGGAGGATTGGAACAAACGGTATTACGCAGCCTGCAACACCACGCAGAGCGTAAAGGATATTCTGGCTCTGTCAGAATATCGTCCGGAAGTGATTGCCCGGCTTGTGGATCAGGTGCGTGTTTTTGAGAACGGGAGGGTCGAAATTGAGTTTCGCAACGTAGATGCATTTGAAAGGCTCCTTTTGCCAGAGAGCATTTCACATCCCATGAAGCACAATGCTGTTTAG